AAGAGGACACAAATCTTTTAATGGCTTTTCTACAAAGTAACATCCCGCACTTTAAGTGCTGGGTGCGGCGTGAGTACACACACAACCATTCTGCGTACCACGGAGAGTTTTTACATGCGATGGCGATTGGCGTCACCACCATGCCGAACCGATGCCTGAGTTTTCAGGTGATTTTTACTGGCTACGAAGCGGATATAGAGGGTATACCTAATGTTCATGGCGGAGCTATGTGGGCGAGAATGCCCATTACTGCTTTAGTAGGGGACACTCCATTTGAAGAGTGGCCGGAGCCTATGCCTGTTCATGCGGCGCAACCTTGGGACTGTTCATCTCACACACATGCCGTTTATAAAATGGATAGAGCCACCCCTTGCCCTTGGCTTGCAAAAGTTGGTAGCGAGTTCTATCCAGCTAAGTACATGTTTACAGTGGACTATACGGACAGCGAAATTGCAGATGATCCAGCTCAACATAAACAAAGCCATGTGCTGGAGTTATTAGATGCCGGTGAGTATACTGGAAATATAGTTGCTCTTCCAAACAACCGTGTTCGTGTAACACACCCGGCATGGTTTAACACAGGAGAAGGTGCTCCAGACTTCCGTCCATCTCAAAACATACACTACTCTAAATCGGATCTAGACTATACGTTGGACGTTAATCAAATCTTTGATAACATATACAACGAAACCGAGGAGACTGAAGAATGACTATTTTAACAGATATGGTTAATCTTAACAATATAAGAGATTTAATTTAATGGATGTTGTTGATTTTGCAAAACATATGTATAAGGTACTACGAGAGCGCGAACAAGATATTGCAAGTGCTCTTGCAAGTGATGCTGTCAAAGATTGGGAGCATTATAAACTCATGGTAGGTGAGGTACGGGGACTGACCTACGCTCGTGAAGAATTTAAATCCCTGCTGGAAAGAACCGTAGACGATGACGAAGACTTTAATACTTCCTGAACACGTCGCGCAGAACATAAACAAAGAACGAGATAAAGCGGCTGATGCTGCTGAATCGTCTGATGTTAAGAGCGCTTACGTGAACGCTTCCGAGAAGGTGTTGGATCCTTCTCTTTTAGAGAAACCCCTTTTACAAAGATTACCCCAACCAACCGGTTGGCGTTTATTAGTAATGCCCTATCAAGGCGCTATTAAAACACAGGGTGGTTTACATATACCAGATGAAGTTCGAGCTCGTGAGGCTGTAGCAACCGTTGTTGCGTACGTCTTGAAGGTCGGGCCGTTAGCATACAAAGACCCAAACAAATTTGGATCTTCTGAACATCCTTGGTGTGTCGAAGGACAATGGATATGCATCGGACGTTATTCTGGTTCACGTTTTAAAATTGACGGTGGAGAAGTTCGCATCATTAATGATGACGAAGTAATTGCTACAATTATAGAACCTGACGACATTAAACAGGTTTAGGAGACAGCCATGAATGAAGAAACACAAGATATTGTAGAAGACGAAGGCGTTGAAATAGAAGTAGATGCCGGCCCTGAAGACGGAGGCGTTGAAATAGAAGTAGAATCAAAAGTTGAAACTTCTAAAGAAAAACCTGTGTCTAATGGCGATGATGAACTTGAAAGCTATAGCAACAATGTTCAGAAGCGTATTAAGAAACTTACCGAAAAATATCGGAAAGAAGAACGTGATCGTGAAGAAGCTGTTCGCATGGCGCAACAATTGTTGAACGAAAACAACCAGTTAAAGTCTCAAGTTAAGAACCTAGACAAAGGTTATGTCAACTCAGAAGCGTCTAGACTTGAAGCACACGGTGACTCAGTTAAGCGTCAGTATCGTGAAGCGTATGAAGCTGGCGACTCTGATGCAATGTTTGCTGCGCAAGAACAGTTGTCCAGTATGGCTGTTCAGCAAGACAGAGTTCGCTTGGCTAAACAACGTATTGAGCGTGATGTAGAACAACCTGTACAACAACCTCAAACCATTACACAGCAAGCAGCACCTGCTGTTAAACCAGACCCACGAGCCGAAGATTGGGCGAGTAATAATGAATGGTTTGGTTCAGACGAAGTTATGACTTATGCAGCGTTTGGGCTCCACAAGAAATTAGTTGAGGAAGAAGGGTTTGACCCGGCGACCGAAGAGTACTATAGTGAAGTTGACAAACGCATACGGACGGAGTTTCCACAGAAATTCCCGAAGGCGAAGAAATCGGGCGGAGCACAGGTCGCACCTGCTGGCGCTTCAGCTACCCGCAGTACAACAAAACAGGGGCGTAGGTCGGTGAAACTTTCACCCTCCCAAATTGCCATGGCGAAACGACTTAACGTTCCGCTTGAAGAATATGCCAAGTTTGTGAAGGATTGATAGAATGACTGATAGAAAATCTCGCGAAAGCGAAACACGCGAAACAAAAACGCGCCGTAAACCTTGGGCACCGCCCAGTCGCCTTGCTGCACCTGACGCCCCTGCGGGCTATGTGCATCGTTGGATTCGAACTGCAATGCGCGGTGAAGACGATAAGATGAACGTCAACACTAAGCTGCGTGAAGGATGGGAACCCGTTCGTAAGGATGAGTATCCAGACTATGAAGCTCCTACAATTGACGAAGGTCGATTTGAGGGCATCATCGGACAAGGGGGACTAATGTTGTGCCGAATACCTGTAGAAACCGCCCAAGAAAGATCCGCGTATTACGGGAACCGGACCCGCGAACAAATGGTTGCAGTTGATTCAGATCTAATGAAGGAACAACATCCTTCAATGCCGATTACTAATGATCGGCAAAGTCGTGTATCTTTTGGAGGCTCACGAAGAGACTCCGAGTAAACTTTTATTGAGGTGCTATTATGGCAAATTCTAACGGATCCTTTGGGTTACGACCCATTGGAAAGATTGGTCAATCGACCAACTCTACCGGTATGACTGAGTATCGCATAGCTGCTGACAACTCCAACCCGATCTTCCAAGGCATGGCGGTTATTCCGTTAGCTGGCGGGGTCATTGACGATCTACAGGCTGCGGCCGGTGGTAACGTGTCAATCGTTGGTGTTTTTGGCGGATGTGAGTATGTCTCTTCTACTACTGGTGAAACAATTTTTGCAAACTCTTGGCCGGGTTCTGGCGCGGATAGTAATTTCCCCGTCAAAGCCTTTCTGTATGATGATCCAAATCAATTGTTTACAATTGCTACATCTAATGTTGTAGCGGCTGCAAACACTGAGGCAGAAATTCGCGCAGCGGTATTTGCAAACATCGCGTTTGCAACAGGTAACAGTGGCGTATCAGCTTCTGGAAAATCATCTGCGACAGCAGACCTGAACACAATCGCAGCTACCAACACACTGGCACTACGCATTATGGGCATCCAAGATGATCCAGACAATGCTGACTTCACTGTTGCGGGTATTCCATTAATCGTTCGTATAAACAACCACTTCAATGCACCTACTGGTTCAATTGCTGCTGGTACTGTTTCTACGACCGGCGTATAAGGGGACTAAGAAATGGCTATATCACGCGCACAACTAGCGAAAGAGCTAGAACCCGGGCTCAACGCCTTATTTGGCATGGAGTACAACCGGTACGAAAACCAACATTCAGAGATCTTTGATACTGAATCTTCAGACCGAGCGTTTGAAGAAGAAGTTATGTTAGCTGGATTTGGCGCAGCACCTACTAAATCAGAAGGTTCTGCTATTAACTTTGACGATGCTAACGAAGCATTTACTGCTCGTTACAACCACGAAACCGTTGCGCTTGCGTTCTCAATTACTGAGGAAGCAATCGAGGACAACTTGTACGACCGTTTAGGCAGTCGTTACACACGCGCCCTTGCTCGCTCAATGGCCCACTCTAAGCAGGTTAAAGCTGCGTCTGTATTGAACAATGCGTTCACAGGCGGTGCTACTGCTGGCGGCGACGGTGTAGCTTTATGCTCTACTGCACACCCGTTAACAAATGGTGGAACACTTTCCAACACTCCAGCAGTTGCTGCTGATTTGAACGAAACTTCTTTGGAAGACGCTCTTATCAACATCGCTGGTTATGTTGACGAGCGTGGCTTGAAAGTCGCATTACGTGGCTTGAAGTTGATGATCCCACGTCAGTTGCAATTCGTTGCAGAACGTTTGATGGTATCTAACCTACGTGTTGGTACTGCGGACAATGACACAAACGCAATTCGTTCAATGGGTATGTTGCCTGATGGTTATGCCGTCAACGACTTCCTAACTGATCCAGATGCGTTTTTCATAAAAACTGATGCGCCTCGCGGCTTTGTTCACTTTGAGCGTACTCCGCTTTCCACTAACATGGAAGCAGACTTCGACACAGGTAACATGCGCTTTAAGGCTCGTGAGCGTTACAGCTTCGGCTTCTCAGATCCACGTTGTGTATTCGGTTCACCCGGAGCATAATAGGTTTTGTTACTTATTTAAGGGGCTGCTTCGGTGGCCCCTTTCTTTTTGCCTCAAGGTAGTGTATAACATTAATATCCCTGACAGTTGCATTCCGCGACTGACACTAGCCACGACAGGAGATCATCATGGCGAATACAACTTTTACTGGGCCAGTACGCTCAGAAGGCGGCTTTCAAGTAGTATCAAAAAATGCAACTACTGGCGCTTACACAGACATTGCAACAATTGCATCCACTGGTATTATTACCGATAAATTTGTTAAGCACGTTGGCTTTGCCACAGGCGTAACAGTAAACTCAACTGCGGGTGACTCGCCAACTATTGGCGTATTTGCACAGCCAGCTAATACAGTTATTACTGACATTAAAATCTTTTGTGTAACTGCCCCTGTAACGGGAAGTGGTGACATTGGTTATGAAGTAGGTACATCTTCTTCTGGTGCACAGATTGTGGCTACTCAGGCTGACGAAATCTTAGACGCTGGTACAACAGTTGTTATAGGTAATGTAACTTTGACTGAATTAGTTGTTCAGACTCAAGATGCCGCAACAGCACCAGCTTCTGTTCAGTATGCGTCAGCAGCTCGTAATATTTTCTGTAACATCACAAATACAGTTAATGCTACAACAGCAGGTTCGTTTACGTTCATCATCGAGTATGTTCAAATTGCATAAACAATTGGGAGGGAGCTTTGGCTCCCCTCTTTTCTTATAGGAGGCCGAAATGGCAGGATCAGACGTAACCCCAGTCCTCATAAGCGATGAGGTGGCTTTAGACGCAGACGGAATATCAGTTGCCGCTTCAGTGGGCAACAACGCAGCCTTGGTTATTGGCGGTGCTTTAGCAGACGGCGGAAGTGTGACTAACGCTTCTGGAAGACAAGTAACAATTTTATCAGCAGGAAATGATTCCTCAAAATCATTTAATGTAGTTGGTACGGATGTAAATGGTGCATCTCTTACAGAGAATGTCACGGGAGCTAACGCTGGAACAGCAACAAGCTCTGGTTATTTTAAGACTATTTTAAGCATTACCGCTGTTGGTAATCCTGCGGGAAACGTATCCGCTGGTATTAACAACAATGCGCTAGGTGTAATTTTTGCAGGGCGAACACGCCTTCAAGGGTTCTCCTTCGTTTCGGGCGGAACTGCTGGTAAAGCTAATCTTAGAAACGGTGGCGCCACGGGAACTGAATTTATACAGTTTCGATCTATTGGAACAGATAGCACTTCGGATGATCCGTTTATTCCAGATGAAGGCGTACTGTTTAAAGATGGTTGTTTTGTTACGTTTATTGTAGGTACTATTGATTTAATGATGTTCTACCACGCATAATTCTTAGGACGGCATACAATGGCTAAGATCGATAAGTCAAAGATGAAGTGCAACAAACCTAAACGTCAGATATCTGGCGGGAAGAAGTCTGTTGTAAAAGCCTGTGATAAAGGAAAAGAAAAGATTGTTCGTTTTGGGGATGCTAATATGACGATTAAAAAGTCTAATCCTAAGAGACGTAAATCTTTCCGTGCAAGACACGGCTGTGACAAAGGTACGTTAGATAAACTAAAGGCCAAATACTGGTCATGTAGGGCATGGTGATTAAAATGGATCAAAAAATTATTGGAAGTATTATTATTGCGGCAATAGTTGGATCTATTGGTTTTGTTGCCAAGGAATGGTCAAGTTGGACATCAAGAACACTTATTGATTTAAACACCAGAACCGCTGTTATGGAGACAGAGATCCATAATACTAACGATATGGTAGCTTTAAATAACGATATGTTAAAATACTTAGTTAGCAATTCACAAAAGGCTAAATACAATGATAAGTCGTGGTCAGATGTCGTTTCAAATCTCAAAATCACCAGAGAGGAGAAATAATGTCAAAACCAAAAGACGCTTGTTATCGAAAGGTCAAAGCCCGGTACAAGGTATGGCCAAGCGCATACGCAAGCGGAGCACTGTCCAAGTGCCGCAAGGTAGG